AAGAAGTTGAAGACGCTGAAAATATGAAGTCAGTAGCAGATATGACACGTGCAAAAGCACTAAAGGGTCTATTCCGTATGATTACACCAATGCTTACCCTTAAGGATGTACCGCTATTGGCAATCAACCACACATACATGGAACAAGGGTTGTTTCCAAAGGCCGTTGTTTCAGGAGGAACGGGAGTGATGTATTCTGCCGATAATGTATGGATCATTGGTCGTCGACAAGAAAAGACAGGTACTGAAGTTACAGGATATGACTTTGTCATAAACGTTGAAAAGTCACGATTCGTAAAAGAAAAATCAAAGATTCCAATTTCAGTTTCTTGGGAAGGTGGTATCGAAAAATGGTCAGGTCTTACTGAAGTTGCACTTGATCTTGGGTATGTCGTTAAACCAAAAAATGGTTGGTACCAAGCAAAGAATCCTGAAACAGGAGAAGAACTCTCTGGTAATGTTCGTATGAAAGATACTCTAAAGAAAGAATTTTGGAGTAACATCTTTGAAAAAACAGACTTTGCCTCACGGATTGAAAAGCGCTATAAGGTAGCATATAAATCGATCCTTAGTGAAGAAGTTGAAACATTAGTAGAAATCGATGATTGATATTGACAAAACGGTTCAATTCGTTGAAAGACCATCGAGTGAACTTTATTCACTTAAGGTTATACAAGGTCCTTATCTTGGTGTAATATATACTTATGGAAAAGTTACTTTACGCGAAGATGAGGCCAACGATGAATTAAAAGTAAAATTTGACTATAAAATTGATGAAATTCCTAAAAATCTAAATCAAAAGAAACTTGAAAATTCAAAAGATTTTAGAAATTTTATGGGAGACATTTTGACACAACTGCTTGAAGAACAATTAGACAATGACAGATCTACAAACGATAATACTCAAAACACTAACTAATGATGAAGAATATTGCAGAAAAGCTTTACCTCACATAAAAACCGAGTATTTTGAAAATGAACATAGACCTGTTTATGAACTTATTTTACGGTTTTTAACCCAATTTAACAAACTTCCAAACTCTCAAGCACTTGAGGTTGAGTTCCAAAAGTCGGATTATATAAATAAGTCCAATCGGAATGAAATTCATAATCTTATTGTTGACTTGAAAAATTATGAGGAAGTGGAACGAGAATGGCTACTGAACTCGACCGAGGAATGGTGTAAGCAAAGGGCGGTGTACCTAGCTATCATAAAATCAATTAGCATCATAGATGGAAAGGATAAAGAATTAACTGATGGTGCTATCCCTGGTATTTTATCAAAGGCATTAAGCGTGTCATTTGATACTAATGTTGGCCATGATTATTTTGAAAACTCAGAAAAACGATATGACTTTTATCATTTACAAGAAGATAAAATACCTTTTGACTTATCTATGCTTAACACTATCACCAAAGGTGGTGTTTCAAATAAGACACTCAATATTATCCTTGCGGGTACAGGCGTTGGAAAAAGTTTGGCGATGTGTCACTTCGCTTCTGCCAATCTATCCGCAGGACAAAACGTGTTATATATCACCATGGAAATGGCAGAAGAAAGGATTGCTGAACGAATCGATGCAAATCTATTTGACGTGCCGATTGATCAACTTGAGACGTTGCCTCGGGAACTATTTGATTCCAAAGTGCACAAACTCAAAGAGAAAACTCGAGGAAAGCTTATTGTTAAAGAATACCCAACAGCAACGGCGCACGTTGGCCACTTCCGCGCGCTATTAGATGAACTTAAGCTAAAGAAAGATTTCAAACCAGACGTAATCTATATTGACTATTTGAATATTTGCGGAAGTTCTCGTATGAAAGGATTGGGTGGTTCGATTAATACCTACTCACTTATTAAAGCAATTGCTGAAGAACTTCGAGGACTTGCGGTTGAACATAACGTGCCTATTTGGTCGGCAACTCAAGTAACTCGTACTGGTTTTGGTAATACCGATGTAGAACTTACTGATACGTCAGAATCATTTGGCTTACCAGCTACTGCGGATTTGATGCTTGCTCTTATTTCAACAGAACAACTTGAAGGTATGAATCAGCTTATGGTAAAGCAATTAAAGAATCGCTATAACGATCCAACTCAAAACAAAAGATTTGTTGTAGGAATTGATCGATCTAAAATGCGATTATACGATGTAGAGGATTCAGCACAAACACTGTCAAGTGACGAAATAAGTACATCAGCTCCTACGAATAAAGACTTCTCTGCGTTTAAGATCTAATGTTTATATCAGTCACAGGATCTGGACATAAAAAGCAAGCAATGGTTGCTAATATTGCAGAATTCTGTGCACTGCATTTGATGAAAAAGATTCAGCATGAAATTATTCTTAACGTTGAATTAATTGTACGATTAAAAGAAAAGGAAAGTGTTGCAGGTGATTGTATTTGGGAAGATGATGTGTGTAATAGACCAAGGGAATTTACTATTCGAATTGATTCGTCACAGTCATTACAAGACATGCTTGAAACAGTAGCTCATGAGATGGTTCATGTTAAGCAATATGCTAAAGGCGAGTTAAAAGATTATAGTCGACAAACAGACGTATGCAAATGGAAAGGTAAAAAGGTTGATTGCGTAAAAACACATTATTATGATTGCCCTTGGGAAATTGAAGCTCATGGTCGAGAAAGAGGCCTATTTATACGTTGGTTTGAACAAAGTCAATGGAAAAAATGCAAATGGGCCAACTATTGAAGGTGTTAATTCTTATAAATAGAATTGTATTTAACTATAAGTTTTAACACATAATATGGGAACCATGCAATTTAAAGATTATATCACCGAAGAACTCGCAACAGGCTCTTTAGAAAAGGCCGGCAACATCATCCTTAAGTATTTAAGAAAGAAAACTGGATTTAGCTCCATGTTTGCAAACTTAGGATTAGAAAAATTTAAAAATTCAAATGGCGCAGGCTACGGCCTTCGTTATTATGCCCCTGGCAAAAAGATTGAATCAATTCGGTTTAATTGGAAAAGTGTTGGTTCCGCCAATTCTCAAAACTTATCATCGATCGATATGTGGAATGGTTCAACACAAGGCCCAACGTATCACATCTCATTTGATCGCGATGTTTCGTTAGTTCAAGTTCTTCCACAAGTTGCTGATATGATGAAAAGTGGTAAAGTTAAAACAGGTAAGTTTACCTCTTATCCAACAGATATTTCTTTAAACGAAGAGTTAACAGTTGAAGAGTTAAATGTTCTTACTGAGGCAGTTGATCCAGAAGATGCTTATGATAATGTCGTATCTCTTATTTCAAGTCCAGGATTTAGTAAACAAAAGGTATTTAAAGTTTGGAAGTCAGTAGGTATTAAAATCTTTGATGAAATGGAAGCTCAAAACCCTGCACTTATTCAAAAGTCTGGAAGACAATATGTGTGGAATGGAAGCGATAAAGACGTGAATAAACTTCTTTCGCAAAAGTCAAATATTCTTGCAGCAATTGGTGCAACATCGGGAAATGTTCGCACAGGTTCTGCAAAGGAAACATACTCTTATGATTCTCAGCTTGATGAACTAGAACAAAACCGTGAAAAGCTTACCTATGAAAAACAAATTGCTGATTTAGAAAACCTTGTTAAAATGACAGTATCAGGTGCGGCCAATGCGCTCTTCGTCGCAGGCCGAGGTGGCATTGGTAAAACATTTACGGTTGAAAAGGTTTTAAACAGTATGGGATTTTCTGATGGTAATGGCTATTTTAAAAATACAGGTACTGCCTCTGCTGCAGGTATCTATTCATTACTATTTAAAAATCAAAATGGAATTGTATTCTTTGACGATTCAGATGATGCCCTAAAGGATCAAGAATCTCGTAATATGTTTAAGGCAGCAACTGATACAAAGAAAGTAAGAAAACTCGTGTGGAATAAAATGGGTAAAAACGTTGTTGAGCCTGACGAGTATGAAGATCCACAAGAACTTATTGATGATGGGAAGATTCCGCGCTTCTTTGAATTTACGGGTAAAGTAATATTCATCTCTAATTTAAAGATGGATAAACTTGATCCTGATGGCGCATTACGTACTCGAGCATTTATGATTGAGATCGATCCAACTGAAAGTGAAATCTATGACTTCATGGAATCCATCGTTGATAAAATCAAATTAGATGGTGACTTAGATTTAGATTCAGCTACACGTAAAAAGACAGTTAACTTACTTCGTAAAGGTAAGTCTAAACAAACTGCTAACTTACGTAAACTTTCCCGCGCTTTAAATATGCAGGCAGGTACTCTTAAATCAGGAGTAAATATTTCAGATGGCGAACTCACCCGAATGATCGAGACTTATGCTTAACTTATTATCATTTGCAAGTTACTTAGAAGAAGGTACAAATCTTGGCTCTGGCGAATTAGGAAAACCTAACGCAAAAACAGGTGAAGCACGTACTGACATTCTTCGTAAATTAATTCAAGCTAAAAAGCCTCTTGAGCTTGTTAAAGGTGGTACTGTAGTAATTGGTGATATCGATGGCGCCATGAAGGCGATTGATCAATACGAAAAAGATGGAAACATCTTTGCACTACTTGACACAAAAGGCAATTCAATTAAAATTAGTCAATTGAAAAAGTCTGCACCATTTGGTGGTGGAGATGCTGGTGCTGGAGGTGGTACACTACAAACAGCAATTGCAGAAGCTGCACAATGCGTATGGTGTGCTGCCATGTTAGAACTAGGAACTTCAGCGCCAATTGACGATTATAGTGATGAAGTACTTACTGCAGCGTTTAAGAAAACGGATGTTGGTAAAACAACTTTAAAGGAAATTTTAGCTATCGATGATGCTTGGAAAAATAGTTCGTATGTTTCAGCGCAGCTCTTAATTAAAGAAGGGTACATTCAAAGAGGGATGACCTTTCATCGCGATTCTAAATTAATGAAAGCGATTTATCAGGCGAAGAATAAAGCATTTGCGAATAATGACTTTCCAAAGTTTACTGATGATAAATGGAATCCTGGAGATATTTGGGCTGTTGCACCAAACTTTGATATTAAGTCATTAAACACAGACACTGTTCGTGGTTTACAAAAATCTATTTTAGAGCATTTCGTAAATCGTACATGTGTAGGTATTTCACTTAAGAAAATTGTCAAAAAGGCAAAGTCAAAAGAACTAAACGTTGAACTTCCACCCGACACCGATGACTATAAAGTATTAAATGTTGGTGCTAAAGCAATTAAATCTGGTCGTGGTGATGTATGGTCTTCAAAAGGTGGTACCATTCAATATGACGATGGTTATTTGATGGTAAAAGACAACAGTGCCTTTGGATCTATTAAAGCAGAAATTGAAGGTAAGACTGCACGTGGTGGAGGAGTTGGTTGGGGTTATATTAAAGACTCTGCTAAACAAACGTTGCGTATAGTTCTCCCTGAAATTAAGACTATTGCAAGAGCGGCAAAGCAAATTTCAAAGGGCGATAAAAAAGAAACCGCAAAAATGTTTGAATTGATGGAAAAGGTTGAAGGCATTACTCGTAAAGAGTTTAATGAAAACATCAAAAAGAAAGATGGCCCTTGGATTCATGCTAAGCTTGGTACTCTTTATATGATTGAAGCTGTTAAGCGTTTTGGAGGCACCAAAACAAATCGTTGGGTTACCAAGTTAATTAATTACGCAGGAAGTAAGACTGAAGACTCTTCAGCTTATGTTAAAATTTATGAGTAACGTTTTAGAAAAAGCACTACAGTTTCATAAGGAGAACCAGATACCTCTGGCTCATAATATCTTTCGTCCTCATTCTGAAAACTACTATAAACTATTTTGCCACGCAAGAAGTTTAAAGGAATCTGTTCAACTAACCGAGTTCGACGAATATCTACTGTCAACCAACATTGGTGAGTTTGGACTATATGAAGGTAAAGAAGTACCACTAGACCACCCACTTATTGATGAAGAAAAAGATGTTGAATTGAATAAACCAAAGCGTGGTGGCAAAAAGAAATTTTATGTTTACGTTAAGAATGATAAAGGCAACATAATTAAAGTACAATTTGGAGACACTTCTGGATTACAAGCAAAGATAGGCGATCCAGCAGCACGTAAATCATTTGCGGCTCGACACAACTGCGATGCAAAGAAAGATAAAACAAAACCAGGATATTGGTCATGCAATCTTCCACGATATGCTTCTGAGCTTGGTTTAAAAGACGGAGGTTCGTTTTTTTGGTAATGAATAAACCATATACAGACAAAGTAAAAGGGCGTTTTAAAATACGCACATTTGAATCAAACACAGATTCACATGAATTAGTTTGGCACAGAGATAAAGCTGATCGCAATGTTACGGTATTGGAAGGTAATGGCTGGTTCTTTCAAATGGACAATAACATTCCTTATGAACTTGAAGAAGGCGATGTTTTGAATATCCCTAAAATGGAATATCATAGAATTTATAAAGCAGGTAATGGCAATTTAGTTTTAGAAATTGAAGAGCCTAAGTTAAAATCGTTTAAAGAATTCAACAAAATAAATTAAAATGTCTTGGGTAACAATAGTACAAAATCCTATATGGGAATATGATGACAATCCGCCTGATCCAGGTGGTGCTCAAACGCCTTTGTGGCAAACCTCGGTCAATGGTATTCGTACTAATCCTCGTGGAGAAGAACTTTATACGAATGTTCGCCATAAGGTACTCCACACTGGCCGTCCTTCTGTTCCTAGTGAAATGAATAAAACGTTTTGGGATGAAACAGGATTTTTTCGTTTTGAGACTCCTACGACCGGCACACAAGTTCAATTTGCAATCACCACAACTTCTGATCAAATTATTGATTGGGGTGATGATACACGGGATAATATTAGCGCTGGAACAACCACTATCACACACACATATTAATATGAAATCATTTAGCACATACATAGAATTATTAGAAGCAGCAAAGGCTGGTAAGAATACTCATATGACACACATTGAGGACGCTGTGATTTATAACGGTGTCAAAGGAACTAGACAAGCAATTTTTGCCTTACGTTCTTTAAGGGATATGCTTGCAGGTAATACTAATTCTTCAACAGACGTAACAGTTAAGTGGGATGGTGCACCCGCTGTTTTTGCTGGTATCGATCCTAGCGATGGGCAATTTTTTGTTGCTAAAAAAGGAATCTTTAATAAAGATCCTAAGGTTTATAAGTCAGAAGCTGATGTTCGAGCAGATACGTCTGGTGATCTTGCTGAAAAATTAGTCACAGCATTTAACGAATTAAAAGAGCTTGGTATTAAAGACGTGATTCAAGGCGACGTTATGTTTACAAAGGGTGACTTAAATTCTGAAACAATTGATGGAGAAAAGTACATCACGTTTCAACCTAATACAATTGTTTATGCTGTGCCCGCAAAATCAGATTTAGCAAAACAAATTACTCAAGCTAATCTTGGTGTAGTATGGCACACGACTTATAAAGGCAAAGATTTCGCATCAATGAAAGCTTCCTTTGGAGTTAACCTTAAAGGACTAAAAAAGAAAGCAAGCGTTTGGTATCAAGATGCTGAATACAAAGACGTTTCTGGAACAGCAACATTGACAAAGGTTGATACTGACGAAGTAACAGAAGCACTTTCAAATGCTGGTAAAATATTTCAAAAGATTAAATCAACTACGTTAACTGAACTTGAGAATAACCCCGATCTTGCTACAAAGATTGAAACCTTTAATAACACACTTGTACGTAAAGGTGAAAGAATTGCAAATACCACTAAACATGTTCAAGATCTCTTAGCATGGTTTGATGATAAGTTTGCGAAAGAATTAGAAAAACGTTCAAGCGAAAAAGGTAAAGCTGCAGTTGCGCAAAAACGTGAAGATTTACTTAAATTCTTTTCAAAGGAGAATAGAAAAAATTTAGTACTTATGTTTGACTTAATGAACGCAATTGTTGATGCTAAATTAATCATTATAAATAAACTCGATAAGGTTAAACAAATTGATACGTTTGTTAGAACCCGTAATGGATTTAAGGTTACCGGTTCTGAAGGATTTGTAGCAATTGATAAAGCAACTAATGGCGCTGTTAAACTTGTCGATAGATTAGAATTTTCAACAAATAACTTTTCACCTGACATCATAAAAGGCTGGGAACGATGAAACTAGAAGAACACGTAAAAATTATTTTAGAAGGAAAAAGTGTCATTGTTTATAACGATGACACACTCAGTAATCCCAAAGACCCTACTGTTCAAGTATCAGAATATGGCGTTATGCGCTTATCACATCTTCAAAGGAAGATTGTCGACGAGATAAAAGGCCTTTCTAAATTTTCAGATAAACCATCAGAGTTACTTATGCAAATTGATATTTTACGGCAAAGCACTGAAGCGCTTAAAGACATTCAAACAGAAATGAAGTCTACAGCGTTTAAAAAGAAAACAAAATAATGAAATCGTTTAAACAGTTTAGTGAAGAAAAGAAAAAAGAGGTAGTGTTTACCTTTGGTCGGTTCAATCCGCCTACAATTGGTCATGGTAAACTGTTAGCAAAAGTTGCAGCTGCAGCAATTGGTAATGACTATCGCATTTATGCATCTCAATCGAGCGATCCAAAAAAGAATCCTTTAGAATATAAAGAAAAGATTAAAGTGATGCGTAAAATGTTTCCTAATCATGGAAGAAACATTGTTGAAGATAAAAACGCAAAGACCGCATTACATATCGCATCTATTTTGTATGATCAAGGGTTTACTAAAATCACAATGGTTGTTGGCTCAGATCGTATAAAGGAATTCCAAAAGCTTCTTACAACGTATAATGGCGTTAAAGGACGTCATGGCTATTACGATTTTAAAGATGGTATTGATGTAATATCTGCTGGAGAACGTGATCCTGATGCTGAAGGTGTAAGTGGAATGAGTGCGTCTAAGATGAGGCAAGCCGCAAGTGAAGGCGACTTTAAATCATTTATGATGGGCATACCAAAGGCCTATGGTGAACATAAAACACTTTTTAATCTTGTTCGTAAAAGAATGGGATTGAAGGAAAAGAATAATTTCCGTGAACATATCGAACTACCATCTCTGTCGGAAACGCGTGAACGTTATATCGCTGGTGAAATTTTTAACGTCGGTGATACCGTGTATGTTGGTGAAGTAGCAGTAGTTATTAAAGAACGTAAATCAAATTTCGTTATATGCGAAGAAGGTGAAAAGTATTTCATTAACGTTCTTAGCGAAAAGTTAAATAAAACGTATGGTAAGGGCTTATCGAAATCGACAAAAGATAAACGCCAAGCACAATTTAATAAACAGGCTAAATTAGCTGATGACGATCCAAAGGCGTATAAACCTGCACCTGGAGATGCAAGAGCAAAGACTAAACTTTCAAAACACACAATCGCTTATCGTAAAAAATTCGGTAAAGATGAAGCTTTAGAATTTGGTACTGACGAACTTGCTAAAAAATATAAAAAGGATACTCCTGGTCAAATTAGCGAAAAATCCATAAAAGGATTAGAAAAGAAGGCCGAAGAATCGGGTATTTCATATGGTATTTTGAAAAAAGTATTTGATCGTGGAATGGCCGCATGGAAGACAGGCCATAGACCAGGCGCAACACCACACCAATGGGCTTTTGCTCGTGTTAATTCATTTATCACTGGAGGTAAAACAAGAACAACAACCGATAAAGATCTTTGGGCTCAGCATAAAGGATCGATTAAAGAATCAAAAGATTTCGAACCGCATTGGATGTATGATCCAAAAACTGGAGAAAAAGAAAGGGCTGAAAAACCCGAAGATCACGAAAGATTAGCAGCAAAGGGTTGGGTTCATGAATCTATAAAAGAAGGTGAAGGAAAACATAAAGGAGAAACCTGGGAGCAAGGCTATGAAAGACGAGTAGTTAAAACGACTGATCCTAATCATCTTGAGAAAGGATTTAATTGGCGCATTAAGGGAAAAGAGCGCAACGAAATTTCAATTAAACTATATAAGCAAAAACCTGATTTTGAAGAATATAAAAAACAAATGAAAAGAGTCGCTGGCCACGAGTTTGGAAAGTGATTATTTTATAAATACTATAACTCAATTTAACTTAATGTGAACAATGGAAATTAACGAATTTAATCAAGAAAAACTACGTCTATTAGACACTGAGCAACTTTTAGCATTTTATGGCATATTTGGAACACTTAATAGTCCAAGGGCAAAAGAAATGGTTGCTGGTATATCACGCGAATTAAAGCGTAGAAATTACGCGCTCGACGAAGAAATAGATGTAAAGGCGTTATTAAAAGGATTAGGTAAAGGCGCAATAGCTGCTGGTAAAACATTAAAAACAGCAATTAAAGTTACCTATCCTATCGCAAAAGATATGGTCAAGGGCACATGGATAATATCTAAAAAAATTGGTGGTGCAATTGGTGATCTAATGGACGATTCAGAGTTTAGAAAACTTTTCACAAAATATATTGATAATCCAGAAGATCCAAATCGATTAAAGAAAATACAAGCATATACAGATAATATGCTTTCAGATGCACCAGTTTCTGGAATGGAATCAGTAAAAATGAAAAAGCTTCGCATTGAAAAAGTATGTTCGATTGTACTTGGCGAAGATTTTAATAAGGACTTTATTTACGAAGATGTAGACTTTACTAAACCTTCTGCGATTAAAGAAGCGTATAAGATGTTCGAATCTAGTGCCAAGTGGATCATTTATGACAAGAAGACAGGTAAGCAACTAAGCCCGTCAAAGTCTTGGAGAAAATGGCAAGATGCTAAAATGGCTGCTGCTAAGATTGGCGGAAGTGCTGAACCAACTGATGCTGCATGGTATCACGACAATAAGGCTAAGTTGCTGGGTGAAGCAGATGATCTTGAAGAAGCCGTAAAGGTAGATAAGAAAGACTATTCTTGGGGTAGGATGGTGACTGTACGTCACGGTAATTCTCATACCTTCCCACTACATCCGGAGCATCAGCAAAAGATCAAGAAACTGTCAGACGGTGATAAGGTTAGATTCACAGATGAAACTGGTGCAAGCATTACTGCACATCGCCAGGGTGACAAAGTTCATCTGAAGCACCCACATGTAAATAAGAAAACCACTGTAGATTACAAGCACTTTGCAGAGTCTGTTGAACTTGACGAAGCATTAACTGACCTTGAAAGGACAAATATACTGACTTATGACGAGTATGATGAAGTTAAAAACTTCAAAAACTTTAATAAGAATGATTGGAAACGCAACGCAATCCAAAAGAAATACGTTAGAATTAAATCAGTTAAGGAATCAACTGATCTTGAAGAAGCTCCTACAGATAAGTATATGATGAAAGACATTAGTATGGCATTAAGGTCTGCTGGTATTGGAACTGCCAACGTCATAAAAGTAAGGAAA